GCTCCACTGCACGCGCGCGGCCCCGGCGTCGATGCGCAGCTCGCTGTTCGCGCTCACCGCGTCGCGCGTGCTCGCGATGCTGTACCCGTTCGTGAGGTTGGTCAGGGACGGGTTCGTGAACCCCGTCGCCCCGCTGGCTCGAAGGCGGAACACGGCCGCGAGCACGGGCGCGTTCCCCGGGTTGTTGACCGTGAACGTCGCCGGCGTCGCCGCGACCGCCTGCGTGCCCGTCGTCGCCGACGAGCCGAACCAGTCCGAGTAACGCCGGAAGCGCAGCGCGACAGCGACGTTGTAGAAGTCGTCGACCCGCGCGGAGTAGGTCGGCCGCGCCGCCAGCTTCGCCCACGCCCACCGCCGCGAGCCATCGCTCGCCAGCGCGTAGAGCTTCCCCCGCCCGATGCGCCGCAGCGTCCCCGCGCACGTGTCGAACTGGCTCTCCGCGTCCGCCTCGCTCGTCCCCCAGATCGTGAACCGCACCGCCTCGTCGCCGACGTCCTTGACCCACGGCTGCACGCCCCCGAAATCGTGCGCGTAGTCGGCGCCGATGACCGCCTCGGAGGCTTCGCGGTAGCCCTGCGCGGCCTCGTGCTCGTAGTCGTCGACGGGGAAGGTGTACGAAATCAGGCCGTCCTCGCTCGTGAGCTTCTCGAGGTAGCGGATCGCGCCCATCAGGCCACCCCCCGCGCCCGCAGGCGTGCCATCACGAGCGCGCCGAGGTCGCCCGCGGTCATGCTCGCCTCCTGGGCGTCGCGCGCGTACACGGGCCCGTTGATGTGGACGACGACCCCCGTGCCGCCGCCGCCCGCGCCGCGCCGGATGCGGTCGGCCGGGCCCTCGGGCACGACCATCTCGCCGGGCGAAAGCAGCGCCGGGAACACATCGCCCGCACCGCGCGGCCCGGGAACTTCCCAGAGTCCGCGCGCGAGGTGCGGCACCGGATTGTCCGGGAGGTCGAACCCGATGTCCTTGCCCGCGATCGAGATCGACAGCGAGTTCGGGATGGCGTCGTTGACCATGTCGATCGCCGTGTTGATGACCGCCTTGAGGGCCTCGAGCACGCGCTCGCCGAGGTCGCCGATGAGGCCCGGCGCCGCCTTCATCCCCCGCAGGAGGCCGTCGAGGAGCGCGCCGCCGATGGCGAGGCCGGCATCGAGCATGATCCCGGCCATCCCCTTGATCAGCCCGATCGCGTTCTCGATCGTCCCGCGGATGAGCCCCCACACGCTTTCGACGATCTGCTTCACACCGTCCCACGCGCGATCCCAGTCGCCCGTGAAGACGCCCATGAACACGTCGACGATCCCCTTGATCACGCCGATCACGGTCTCGATTTCGAGGCGGATCTGATTCCAGTAGGTTTCGACGACGAGCGCGACGGCCTTCACGCCCGGCTCGATAACCGCCTTGATATCGTCCCAATGATCCTTGACGAACCCGATCGCCTTCGAAACCGCGTCCTCGACGGCGGTGAAAATCTTCATCGCCGCGGGCGCGAACGTGCCCGTGATCCAGTCCCCGAACGCCTGTAGCGCCGCTTTCACGGCGTCGAACGCGACCCCGAGCGCGGGCACCTTCGCCGTCACCTGGTCCCAGTGCTGGATGAGGAGGACGATGCCGGCCACGAGGAGCCCGACCGCCGCCGCCACCGCGATAAGCGGCGCGTTCGCCGCGATGAACGCCGCCGCCGACGCGATCAGCGCGGCGGTCTTCACCACCTCCGCCGCCGCCCACGCCAGCGCCGCCGGGACCATCGACCCGAGGATCACCGCCGCCACCGCCGCCACCGCCGCGCCCAGCGGAAGGAGGATCGGCTCGAGCGCCCCGAGCGCCCCGAGCATCCCCTGCACCACGCCCGTGATTTTCGGCACCACCTCGTCGGCGAATTTCTGCATCGCCGGGACGATGGTCTGCGCGAGCACCCCCGCGAGCACGGTCATCACCGGGAGGAGCGCCGCGCCGATGGACTCTTGCAGCTCGCCCATCTGGAGCTTGGCCTGCTCGAACTGCCCCGCCGTCGACTTCGCGAACTCACTCGCCTGCCCGCCAAATTTCGCCTGCACGGCCGCGAGGGCGTCGGCCTCGGTGGCGTTCTCGCCGAGGACGATGCCCATCTTCTTGAAGACTTCGACGTTCTCGCCGTTGAGCTTGCCGAGCATCTTCGTCGCCGTCGCGAGCGGGATCCCGGCGCCGCGCGCGAGGTCCATCGCCGCCCGCTGGCGCTTGAGCGCCTCGTCGGCGTCGCCCGTCGCGGCCGCCAGCGACTGGAACGAGTCGCGCACCTCGTCGTCGGAGAATGCGAGCTTCTGGCCGTCCGAAATGGCCTTGTCGACCTTGCCCGAGATCTCGTTGTAGTCGCCGCCGAGGTTGCGGATGGCCTGGGCGAGCCGCATGCTCGCCGCCTCGTCCTCGGCGGCCGCTTTCGCCGCGTCCATCAGGTAGCCGGGAGCCTTCGAAACGCCCGCCCCGAGGGCGAACCCCGCGCCGATCTTCGCGACGTCGGCGAGGTGGCCCCCGAGCCCCTTCGTCTGCGTTTCGAGCTCGACGGCCGCGTCGCCCGCGGCCCGGAACGCCTTTTCCGCGCCGGTCGAATCGCCGGTGAACGTGATCTTGAGAATGCGATCGGCCATGCGCCGAGGCTAGGCACGCCCGCGCGAGACCCCGTCCCCTACCGCCCCGCCTTCGATGACGCCTCGATCGACGCCTTCATCACCTCGAACTCGGCGATCGTGAGCTCCCAGAACGTCCCCGGCGTTAGGCCGGGGAACCAGTGGAGGAAAGCGCCGATCCATGCGATGCGGCCGCTTCGGCGGCCCCGGCTTTTGGGAGCCGATCGAGCTCGACGTTCAGGTCGGCGAGCTTGAGCTCGCGCGCCTGGGCGAGCGTGAACGACGGGTCCGTCTGCCGCCGCGCGATCCACACCATCCCCGTGAGCAGGCGCGTCGGCACGCTCCCGGACTTGAGCACCCCCTCGATCCCGACGATCGAGATCCCCGTGTACTCCTCAAGGTCCTCGGCGTCCGCGAGCGAAAGCGCGTTGAGGTCGAAGCGGATGTCCATGGTCAGCCCTCTCCTAGCTGGCGGCCCCGGTCAGCCCGAGCGCCTCGTCGACAGCGGCGAGCATCGCCGCCTTGATCTCGCCCTCGTTCGCGCGCACCGACGGCCAGAGGAAGTACCCCGCTCCCGTCGAATTCCCGCGCCACGGGAACTCGCGATACCGCCGGGACCCGTATTCGAACGACATCGCCCACGGGACCGCGTTGCTCCCGACCCGCACCCACGGCGATTCCGCGTCCGCCCCACTCGTGATCGACTTGACGAGCGCGTCCCAGTGTTGGCGTGAGGCCCGCCCGCCACCCGGCGAGGACCTCGGCCGCACGAGCGCGGCCGCGTCGCGCGCCTCTTCCCGCACGCCCTTCGCCACGTCCCGGAACCCCGCCCGGATCTGTTTGTCCAGGCGCTCCGGCGCCTTTCGGAGGTCGCGAATGAGCTCCGAAAGGCCCTCGATCCGATCGAACGCGACCTCGGCGGCCACCCCGCTACGCCGCCGTATCGAGCGTGCGCTGTTCGAACGTAATCACCGCGTTCGTGCCGTCGTCGACGGCCGTGAACGCCATCGGCTCCCGGATGATCTCGGGCCCGCCCACCGCCGGCGAATCGCCCGTGAAGTACAAAAGCGGGATCGTCACCTTGAACAACGCCGGGCCGCCGCCCGCGATCGTCGTCGGCGTCGTGAACGTGAGGATCAGGTTCTGCACCTCCGTCCCCGCCACGAGCTGCCCGTACCGCGTGAGCGCCTCGAATTCGAAGTCGAGCGACCCCGTGATCGTCGCCGGGCCCGCCGCGATCGGTTGCTTTTTCGTGTTGCCGAGCGCCCGCCGCCCCACGTCGAGGCCGTTGTCGCCCTTGATGCTGAACCCGCGCAGCGCGATCGAGGACCCGGCCAGCGTCGCCGCGCACTCGCTGAACACGAAGATCTCGGCCCCGCTCGCGTAGCTCGCCGTCGCCAGCGCCGTCCCCGTGACCACCGTCTCGTAATCGAGCTCCATCGCGAGGACGACCTTGTCGTCGACGCTGCTTTTGAGCTCCCACGACTTGACCTTTCCGCCCTCGAACGTGAACGGCCGCGACGTCCCGTCGACGCTCGGGCGGCCGACCTGCGTCGTCAGCGAAAGCCCCGCGAGGCCCGCGGCGTCCGGCGTGATGAGCGCCTTTCGCTCGCTCCCTGCCACGCTCGTGTTCGCGTACGAGCCCAGACAGTGCTTGAGGAGCATCCCGTGGCCCTTCGTCATGAGGTCGAGCTCGACGCTCCCGCTCGCGCCCTTGATCACCGTCTTCTGACGGCCCGAGCGCTCGAAACGCCCCCGCCCGAGGCCCATGCTCGTGACCTGCGAAATCTCCGTCTTGAGCGATTCCGAGTTGAACTCGACGAAGCGGTCGACCGTCACCGCCGTGCCGTACGTCGATTCCTCGCCAAACCCCAGTTGAGCGCCGAGACCCGAGCCGATAACCATCGTTTAGCCCTCCCCGGCGGCCGCGCCGGTCGTGTGTGTCGCGCCAGTCTCGCCGCCCCCGCGCGAGCCCCCACGGGCCCGAAGCGAGGCCGGAACGCCCACCTCGTGCCACGCCGGTTGCTGGCAAAGGCTCGCGCCGATGGCGTCGGGGACCTCGATCGGGACCCCGCGTTGAATCTCGCGTTCCCCGAGGTCCGGCACGAGGACGGCATCAAATGGCCCGCTGTACTGAATGCGCACGGTTTCCCCCTCCTACGAAGACAGGCGCGAAAACGCCTTCACCGTGAAGTCGAGCATGCACGCCCGCCCGTCGGGGTGAGCGCCCTCGCGCATCCCCGCGGCCGCAAACTGCGCCCACTTCACGACGCCGCCGACCGATGGGTCCGCGGCGATGAACTGCTCGATTTCGGACCCAAGTGCGACGGCACGCGATCGCGCCGCCCGGATCGTGTCCTCGCCCGCGCCCGGCCGAAGGACGAACACGAACCCGGAGAGCGTTACCGTTTCGTCCTTCGAAAGCGGCCGCCGCCCGAGCGTCGCGTGCTCCTGGTCAATATCGTCCGGGCCCGAAAGCTGAATCGACTCCCGGAGCGATTGGTCGCCCAGGAACGCCGATGCCACCTGCACGCCCGCGAGGCCGCCCACCGCGGCGAGGCCGTCGGCGAGCGCGACTTTGAGCGCGTGAATGCGCGTCGTGTCCGCCACTACGCCACCCCCGGGAGTCGCCGCCGGTAGCGGTCGAGGACGCTGTCCACGCGCGGAATACCGAACCACGCCCCGCGCATGCCGGCCGTCGAGAGGCTGAACGCCCCGAACTCGTTCGATTGCGACGTCGCCCGGTCCGGGAGGTTCGAGGGCACAATCTGATCGCGCAAAAGCCGAAGCGCGGCCTCGCGAATTTCGAGCGGGATCGGCGCGACGCCGTGCTCGAATTCGACGACCACGTTGCGGCGGCCGCTCGCGAACGTCCCCAGCGTCTCCCGCACGAGGCGGCCGTCCGGGTACACGAGAACGTCCGCGAGCTCGCCGAGGCCGTACGCCGTCAGCGTCGCGGACCCGCTCGCGCGCTCCGAAACCGTCCGCACCGCAGACACGTCCCGTGCGACGAGCGCGATCTCGCCCCGCCCCGTTCCGTCGAGGACCTGCCGCCCGTAGCGCGCGCCCCACGTCCGCCCGCACACGTCCGTGAAGGCGTCGAGGATGAGGTCGCGGAAGCGGAGAATGGCGTCGTCGGGGTACGCGACCGCCGAGGCGAGGACCGCGTTATCGGTCGCCCGCGCCTGGGCGACGGTGAAGAGGTGCTCGCCGACGGCCTCGTGCCGCGTCGTGAGCGTGCGCGCCTCGTTCGTCGGGACTTCAAACGTCCACGTCGCCGTGAGGTGCGCCGGCCGGGCGTTTTGCGCGGCCGTGAGGTCGAACCGGAGCTTGCCCGTGCCGCCCCCGGCGATCGTCGCCGTGCCGCTCGCGACGGTTTCGCCGTGTGCGTTGACCACGGCGCACGCCGGCGCGGGCGCGGCTTCGGGGTCGACGAGTGCGCCGTCCTGGTAGACGAGGACCTCAATCGACCCCGGAACGCCCGCGAGGATGCGCGGCGAGGCGAGTTGCTCCGTCCGCGCAACCATCGATTAGGCCGTGCCCTCGGCGGGCGAAACGTGCTTCTCGGCGGCCGCCACGGTCGAGTCCTGCGTCACCGGTTCGACCCGGGCGCCGTACACCTCGGCCACGATGCCGTCGATCACGCACCCCGTCGCGCCGCCACGGACCACCACGCACCGCACGTACCGCTCCTGCGGCGCGTACACGTCGACGATGGCCAGTTTGTTGTCGTCGCTGTTCGCGACGGCGACCGAGGTCCCGGTAAGGTCGGCCGCGTCGCTGAGATTCGCCGCCGCGCCCTGCTGGACCTTCACGGCGGGCGGGCCGTCGGTGATCGTCCCGTAGGCCACGATGAAGCGGATCCCTTCGTAGCCCGACATGTCGACGATCGAGCTATTGGCGTCCGCCGTCCCGACCGAAACCGCGTTCGACACGCGGATCGTCTTGATGCGATCGGTGAGATTGTTCTTCACGGGTTCCCCTCCTCGGGGTGATGGGCGCGGTTAGCGCGTTTCGGGAGCGGGCGCGGCGACGGCCTGCTCGGTCCGCACCGGCTTGCGAGTCCGCTGCGCGGGCCCGGCCGGCGACGGCGTAGGCCGCGGCGGCGAGGGTTCGGGCGCAGGCGCGATTTCGATGTCTGCGACGACGGGCTCGGCGTCGAACGCCGCGATGTCGATCACGGCCACGGCCGCCGCGAGGTCCGCCGGGAGCGGAACGCCGTCGGCACGCGCCTCCGACGCCAGTTCGGCCAACACCTCGAGCGGCGCGGCCTCGCCGAGGGCCTGCCGCAGCGCCGCCACTGCCGCCGACTCCGGCACCTCGGCCAGCGCCTCGGCGACGACGAACGGCGTGCCCACGATCGCGGCGATGCCCGCATCGGCGAGGCGAAGGGCCTCACCGTACTCGACTTCGTGCTCCATGCCCGGCGGCCAGTGCCCTGCCGGCCCGGCCATGCTGGCGATCTGCCTCACGAGTACGCGGTCCATCGTCGTTCCTCCGAATGCTGGTCCCGGGCGCCGTTGCCGGGAGAAAGCACCGGCGCCCGGGGTCTGATTACGCCTGCGCGCCGAGCTTGAACGCGGCCGTGTTGACCACGCTCGCGTCCATTCGGGCGAACCCGAGAAACGCGACCTGGAACGCGTCGGCATACCGCTCTTCGAGACGGAGAACCGTGATCCCCCTCACTTCGCGCCACTTGAAGCCCTCGACGAAGTTCCCGAAGGCGAACGAACGGTTACCCGTGGTCATCGCCGGCATGTGGTTGTTGACCACGTACGGATAGGCGTTAAACGTCGCGGGCGCGCCGTTGCCGTCGAGGCCCGCCGTCGACGGCAGCCAAAGCGGCCGGCCGTTGCCGTCGACCAGTTTGCGAAGGGCCGCCAGAGAGGCATCGGCGAACGTGTAGCGCGCGGCCACCCGGTAGGCGGGATCGACGCTGTGCTCGAGGTCGACCGTCTCGGCGTAGGTGATCGCCGTCGCCGAGGCGAACGTCTTGCCCACCGAACCGCCCACGGTGAAACCGAGTGGCATCGCCGCGCCGGTGCCCAGCGTCGCCTCCCGGTTCATGATCCGGCCGAGGCGCTCGCCCAGCTTCCGCGCGATGTACCCCTCGATATCGAAATCGGCGTCCTGCAGGAGCGAAATCGGCACGAGAACGATGTCGCTCGAGTAGATGTAGGCCCGGAGGATCCGCTGGCCGAAGCTCAAATCGGTTGCCGTCGCGGGCGTGGTTTCGGCGACCCGGCGGCCCTCCACCGCCGTCTCGTCCGAGGTCGGCATCGGGATCTCGCGGCCGTCCGAGGTCGACATCACCTCGGCGATCTGCCGGGCACCCCCGAACACGGAGACGGTTTCGATGATCCGGTTCGAGAACGCGTCCGGCACGAGGTAACCGCCCGCCGACCCGGGAACGCTCGCCTGCGCGCGCGCCTCCGATTCGTCGTGCGCCTGGTATCCCGTCCGGAGGAGACGCGCGTCGGCCGGGTCAAGCTCGTTCCTGCCAAACCGGAGGTAGCGGTCGAGCACGCGCCGGTACTCCGCCGCCCGGGCCTCGCGCTCGTTCCCCGGCGCGCCGGGGAGGAGCCGATCGTCGCGGCGCACCTCGCCGAGCTGGCGCTCGCGCTCGGCGTGCTCATTGATCTGGCGAACCTCGGAATCAAGGCCGTCGATCGTCTGGCCGAGCGCTTCGTACTCGGTCGATTCGTCGCCGTTCATGGCGCGGCCGGCGTCGCGGGCGGCGCCGAAAAGCTCCTGCATCCGCGCCCACGCCTGCCGCTTGTCGTTCTCGATTTCGCGGATCGTCCGCATGGGATCCCTCCTCGGGATTAGCTGGCCCGCCCGAGCCCGTACCGGGCGGCGATGGCGGAATGGCGGCGCGCCTCGTCGGCGCGGTCGGACCCGGCCTCGTCGGCCGGAGGGTCGGTTTGGTCGGCGGCGCGCGCGTCGGCGATGAGCGCCTCGAGGCCGTCGGCGTGCTCCCGCAGGGCATCGACGGCCGAGCGGATGACGGTTTCGTCGGCCGCGCTGTTGCGGCGGCCCGCCCGGAACGCCGGCATCGCCGCCGCGAGGAGCGAGCGGAGGGCCGCATCGGTCTGCGGATAGGCCGGGTAGGTCACGACCGACACGTCGTAAAGGCGCGCTCGGGTGACCGTTCGCGTCCACATGCCGTCCGGCCGCTGCCCCCACTCCTCGCCGAGCGCTTCGAAGGCGAACGACATGCCGGACACGTCACCGCGCTCGAGGCTGACGGCGATGTCGCGGCCGTAC